GCGGGAATTTGGGATCATGCTTTTTATTACAACGGATAATCAACTCGGGACCGGAGGCAATCGGATTGCAACCGTGGCAAATGCCGATGATGCCGCGGCCCTGTTTGATGAGGGGACCGCTCCCCGGGAGGCCGCCGATATATTATATCAGCAAATCCCGTATCCGAAAAACCTTGTTTTGGGCCGTTGGATCAATGCCGATATTGCCGCGGAGTTACTCGGTCAGGATTTCGCGTCAACATTTGCGGTCCTCAATGCGATCTCGGATGGATCCTTTGAATGTAAGGGAGAGGATTTTACCGGCTTGGATTTGACCGTTGCCGTTGACTTGGCCGGAGTTGCGGCCATCATTGAGGCGGCTTTACAGGGCGGAGCGGATCCGGATTTTGCGGACGCTCAAGTCTCCTTTAATGTTGCCAAAAATCGCTTTGAGGTTACAACCGGGAGCGTTGTCGGCGCGTCCGCAACTTTGAGCGTATTCTCCCCGGTTGATCCGGCCGTTGGGACCGATATCTCCGGGCTTTTGGGCTTGGATTCCGGGGCCATCTTGAATCAGGGAGCCGATGAGGAAACAATCACTGAGGCTCTTGATGCGATCATTGCCCTTGATGATTCTCCGTATTTTATCACGGTTGAGAATACAATCACGAATTTTGATGATCTCGATCAAATACGGGTTTGGGTATCTTCCCGCGCTTATATGTTTTTTATGGACAACTTTGAGGCCGGCGCGCTGATTCCCGGAGAGACAACCTCCGTCTTGGCTCAATTCTTTGCTTATCAACCGGAGCGCGTGGCCGGGATATGGTCCGCGGAAAAGGATTATAAATCCTTATCCTTTGCCGGCCGTTATTCAAGCGTTAATTTTTCCGGGGTCAATACGTTGATCACCGGGAATCTCAAAGAGCTCCCCGGATGCCTCCCGGATGATCTCAATACAACTCAGCAGGGCGCGCTTGAGGAAAAATATTCCAATTATTACGCTCCCTTCTTCTCAACGGGGTCCCCTCCTGTCAATGCAATGTTCAATGGAACTTGCATGAAACCGTCCATTTGGATTGATGTCAAATATTTTCTTGATTGGGCCGTGAACGCGGTCCGCGTGGACGTTTTCAATCTCCTGAGAAACTCCGGAAAGGTCCCTCAGACTGAGGCCGGAGTTGGTGCAATTCAACAGGTAATCGCGGCCATCATGGATCAGGCGGTCCGAAATGGCGGGATCGCTCCGGGACAATTGAGCGCGGCCTTGACGCTTGATGTCCAGTTATCAACCGGAAATCCGGATTTTGATGGATATCTGACAACCGGATATTTGGTTTATGCTCCGTCAATTGCCTCTCAATCTCAAAGCGACAGGAATCAAAGAAAATCTCCGCCTTTCAAGGTTTGGATGAAAGGGGCCGGGGCAATCCATGAGGTTGAGATCGCGTTGATCTTTGAAAATTAAAATCTTGAGGCTCCCCGGTAGATCCCCGGCGGATCCCCGGGGCCTCAATCAAAATGGAGGTTTATCATGCCCGATTTTTCACTTGAACAAGTTTCCGTTGTCTTAAATGGTCATACCGTGACCGGATGGTCCGATGATACGGACGCGCTCTCTCTCCCCAATATTGATTTGGCAAATGTTGTCCGCGGCGCGGATGGGAAAATGGTTAGCGCGTCAACCGGGGACAAAGGCGGTCCCGTTGTTCTAAAACTTTTGCCAAACTCTCCCTCCGTAAAGTTTTTCATGGCGGCCGTGGCCGCTCAGTTGAACGGGGCCAACATTGTTTGGCAGGGAATCATCCGGGACTCAATCAATCAGGTAAATGTTGCCTTGATCAATGGCGTTTTGCAAAATGGCCCTCTTGGGCAAACGCTCGGAAAGGGAGAGGCCGGCAACCGTGAATTTACCATCGAATTTGAGAGAATCATTCCGGATTATCTGAGCTCAACCTTATAATCAAAAACTGAAAGGCGGATAAAATGGATCAAATGATTTCGGCTTTGATGGATCGATTTGAGGATTTTAAAAATCCCGAATTTGAGATCTCAGGAGTAAAATTCAAAATCTCAAAACTCCCTCCAATGAAAGGCTTTAAAATGGCGGAGGAGATTCGATTTAATTTGGCAAAATCCGCAAATCAGATTGAGGTTGATGGATCCTCCGATGAGAAAAGCGCGGCTCTTTTTTTCAAAGCTATTTTATCTCTCCCGGTTGAATTTATCGAAAGGCTCCAAAAAGAACTTTTCAAGCATTTTGAATTTCAGGGATCCGGCGTTGATAAGGGATGGATGATCCTATCAGGCGCTGAGGATATGGCCTTTCAGGACTTTGAAATTATTAATATTTATGAGGCTTTAGCGAGGGGCCTCATTATAAATTTTTCCGGGTCTTTTTCCGGGATGTTGTCAGTTTTTCAGAGCGCGGCCCAAAATACAGCCCCGCAAAGCTGAAAAACATCCCGGAGATTTTCGCGGGGCCGATATTGGCGCGATTGATCAAGATTGATGATTTATATCGGCCCGGGATCGGGATTGATGATATTATGGATCTCAATGAGCTTTTGATTGTCAAGGCCGAAAATGAGCGGCGCGCGGCGGCCGCGGCCTCAACAAACAGGAGAGCCCGATAATGGCAACCGTTTTAGACACTCTTGTCACAAAATTTGGATTCCAAACAGATACAAGCGGAATTGACAAGGCGGACAAGCGCGTCAAGGATTTCAAGGCCGGAGCTCTAAAGATCGCGGCCGGGATTGGCGCGGTTATCGGCGGAGCGGCTTTTTTGAAAGCAACCGCGGCGGCGGCCGATGAAACAATTAAATTTGCTGATTCCGTGGGCGTTGCGGTTGAATCTCTCGGGAAACTTGAGTTTGCAACTCAGAGACAAGGCGGATCCATTTCCGGGCTCCGCGGATCCCTCTCTAATATATCAAAAGCAATCGGAGAAGTTGAGCGCGGGACCGGCCGCGCAAAATTGGCCTTTGAGGATTACGGCCTCAGCGTAAAGGATGCAAACGGAAAAACAAAAACGGCCGATCAACTTCTCATTGAGCTCAATCAAAAATTTGCCGGCTTGACTCGGGCTCAACAATTTGATCTCGCGGCCAAGATGGGAATTGATCAGGGGACAATCCGTCTCCTCCAAACGGCCCCGGATGAAGTGGCGCGCCTCCAAATGGAGGCTAAAAAGCTCGGAGTTTTATCCCGAAAGGACGCGGCGGCGGCGGCCAACTTCCAAGACGGATTGACAAATATCGCTCAATCTCTCAATGCCGTAAAGTTTGCGATTGGAGGGATGGTTTTTAATCCTTTGGCGAAACTTTTTAAAATGATCGCGTCCGGTATCGCCTATTTCAGAAAACATAAAACGGCCGTAATTGTTGGACTTGGTTTGATCGCGGCGGCCTTTATTGCCATGAAAGGCGCGGCAATCTTGGCTTGGCTTGCTACTCTTGGCCCTATTTTGTTGATTCCGGCCGCAATTGCGGCCGTTGGCGCGGCGATTGCAATATTGACGGAGGATTTTATCGCCTTTTTCAAAGGTCAAGATTCTTTTATCGGAGATCTTGTCAAAAAGTGGCCGATGTTAGGATATGCCCTTTATGCCGTCCGGGATGCCGTTGTCCAGCTTTGGGAGATGTCAAAATATGCCTTTACTTGGTGGCTTGATATTTTTGAAAAAATCGGATCATCAATCAAAACATTTTTTGAGGATCCTCTCAAAAATGCTCTTGGATTAATGAAAAAGATCCCGGGGCTTGGCCGCGTTATGGGAGCCCTCTCAATGGCTCTCCCGGGACCGTCCCCGGCTTTGGCTCCGGCGGCGCCCGGAGGCGGATCGATATCAAAATCATCCAATGTTTCCGTTGCGGAGATCAAAATTGATGCCCGGGGATCAGACTCAAAAGAGATTGCTCAGAATGTTGGCGCGGCTTTGGCGGACCAGTTGAAAAACGCGGTTGAGGATACGGATTCGGATATTGAGAGATAAAAAATGGGAATTGCCGAAAACATAAAAAATCAAGTTTTTGCCATATTCGGACAAGATCAAACCGATATTGATTTGATATCCGGGATTGTTGATATATATCCGGAGGAGAATCATTCCCTCCGAGCAATAAAAACAAAATATCCGGTTGAGGATGGAAGCTCTCGGACGGATAATTTTGTTATTGAGCCCAAAGCATTGATCCTCAAGGGCCTTGTTTCCGATCTCCAAATCCCCTTGATCCCGGTTGTATCCATTGCCAACAATAACCGCTCAAAAGAGGCATGGGGCCGGCTTGAGGCTCTTTTAAATTCCGGGGAGCTTTGTTCTGTAATAACTCAACTCGGGATTTATGAAAATATGATGGTTGTTTCAGTTGATTCAAGTGTTTCCAGAGATACGGGACGCGCGCTCAATTTTACAATAACGCTTGAGGAGGTTTTGATCGCGGAGACGGAAACCGTCCAGTTGGCTCCGGCCAAACTTGACGGACCGGCCTCAACCAAAGGATCAGACTCAAACGGAGGATTAAAACAAGCGGAGGAGCTCTCAGAGAATGATGGAACGATTTTGAAAGATATCGCGGCCGGGATTGGAGGGCTTTTCTGATAATGCAAAAACTCCCATTGACAAATGATTTTGCTCAAATATTTCGATCCGTTTTGAATGATCAAAATGTTTCAATTCGGATTTGGTATCAAGACATCGGGGAGGGATGGTTTTTCTCAATGGAATTTACCGGAGGAGATGAGATTGTCTCGGGATATCGAATCAATACCGGATCCCCGATCCTGAAAGCCGTTTTTTCTGATTTTATCGGAGATATTATTTGTATTCCATCGATTGAGAAAACCGCGGAGCCCGGGATTGATGAGCCGTGGGGTAATACTCATGATCTTTTTTATATGACTCCCGCGGAGTTAGTTGAGGCCGGCATTTATGAGACTGTATAAAAGAATAATTCAAGTTTTGATTGGTCAAGAGGATTCAACGGCCCTCCTGATTGAAAATCTTTTTATTCAGATCGAAATAAAAAAACAGATCTCCGGGAAACCAAATGAGGGAGCGGTTCAAATTTATAATCTCTCTCAGAAAACAGAGGATCAAATTCGGGACAACGGGATCCGGATCCGCGTCTTGGCCGGCCATGATGGAAAGCCAATCCTTTTACATGATGGAGATATTCGGCGCGTAGAGCGGGACCGCGGAGAGGTTGACAGGATAACAACAATCTCTCTTGGAGGAAATACAGTAAAACTCCGGCAAGCTCTTTTTAATCAATCATATTCC